TGAGGGCGACAGCTCAATGGTTGTCACGATCTCCGACCTCCAGCTTGGTAAGGGCGAGAACGGCGGAAGCGCCGCGATTGTTGCCCGCTTCCTTGCTGGAATCAATGAGGTTGAGTACAGATGGCGCGAGCTTTCCAAGAGCGGTCGACCGCTCTCGAAGCTGGTTGTCGTAGGGCTTGGCGACATTATTGAGTCCTGCGACGGTCACTACGACATGCAGGCATTCCAGACAGACCTGGACCGCCGAGAGCAGGTCACGGTGGCGCGACGCCTGATCACGAAGGCAATTACCCAGTGGTCAAAGTTTGCACCTAGCGTTGTCGTGGCGTGCGTCCCTGGAAACCACGGTGAAAACCGAAGGGGCGGTAAGGCGTTTACAAACTTTGGAGACAACGACGACGTAGCCGTATTTGAGCAGGTGGCAGAGATTCTTGCCGCTAACCCAGATGCGTATAGCCACGTCAGTTTTGTGATCCCAAAGAACGATCTGACCCTGACGATTAACGTTGCTGGAACAATCGTTGCCCTAGCGCACGGCCACCAGGCTCGTTCTGGTAGCGGCGGCGCAATCGGCAAGGTCCAGAACTGGTGGGCAAAGCAGGCATTAGGTATGCAGCCAGTCGCGGACGCGACCCTGCTTCTTACGGGCCACTACCACCATCTGGCAATTGCCCAGCACGGAGCCAGAACTCATATCCAGTCGCCAGCGCTTGACGGCGGCTCGCAGTGGTTTAAGGAAGTCGCTGGAGTTGATGCTCCACGCGGGATTCTTACCCTTGTCGTTAATAATGAAGGCTGGGACGACCTGAAGGTTCTCCCATGCAGAACGGAAGCTACCGAGTAACTTTTCTTCCGCGGACTATCAGGTGGTGCCGAAAGGCTTCATAGTCAATCGAATCCACCTGATAGACTTCCCCAAGAACCGTTATCGTATCTCCGTTTCTTGGACGGTCGGATCCGGTAACATACGGAAGCCAAAACCTGTAGATCTGCACGAATGACGGGCCGGTAGGATTTTGCTCATACTTCGATCCGTCTATGCGCAGAGGCTGAAAATGCCCGCGCTTCTTCCAAATTACCGACTGGGTGGTGATCGGAGTTCCATCAGGGGCATGACCACTTCTGCCGTTCCTGGTCAACGTGATCTCAAGAATTGCTCCAGGTATCATCTGATGGCGACTTTTACGTAGCCATCCAAAAGCTGTGCTGCCGCATCCGGCACGCCAAGCCTTCTGCTGGCTGGGCTATTCGCTGGGATAGGACGACGCTCCATCGTCGTATCGCCAACAATCATCTTTGTGAGAACCCCCATACCAGTCTTGTAGGTAGCATCCTTCGCAAGCAGTTCAACGGTAGTCAGGGCCACCGCATCCTTGACGTCCTGCGGGATTGCTCGATAGCCGTGAGTGTAGATTATCTCCACCTGAGGTTTGATTATGCCAAGGGCGACAATGGCAGGGAAAAGGCTATACGTAACAGTTGCAAGGCTGATGACTTCAAGGTAATTTGCGCTTGGGTTGATGAAAAAATCGCTGGCGTTAAACGTAGCGTACTGCTCCTTGGACACAAAGACCTTCATAGACTCCACGCTTACAAGCTTATCCTGGTAGGGATAAATCCTTCTAGTGTTGATATTCCATGGATGGTATTCGGTGTCCTGGCGGTACTCAAAGGAGTAGCCAACGTAGGTGTCTGCTAGTCTGCTTGCAACGCCGATCAGGGCGTCGATCTTGGCGTCGCTCATCTCTTCGCCATCTGGCTCTTGCAGGTCGCCCATCTCGTATTCCCGGAACTGCGCTGCTGTGATGTATGCCGCACCTCTGCCCTGGAATGGCGTTGCCCAAGAGCCTCCAGCCGCAGTCCCGGTGTTGTAGAGGCGCCAGGTGTGCCATTGACCAATTGCTGCCCCCTGGTCCTCGTATTCATAGGTTCCAAGAAGGCCATTTATGGTGATGACAGAGCCAAGGTTGGTAAATGTTCCGCTCTGAGCAAGGGCGTCCTCGTAGGTCGCTGCCCTGCCAACCTGGATTGAGGTGTAGGAAGCAGCTGATGCTGCAGGATCTGCTACGGGAATAGTGATCTTAATCATTGCTCAATATTACCTTATTGGTGACCCCGCAGTCCACCCTAGGCAGTCTGCGGGGTCGGTATATCAAGACTGCTCTCGGTAGCCGCTGTTGTCGATCTCTACGAACTCAACCCCAGCCTCCTGAAGCATATCCCAGTATTTTGCCTTAGTGATGGCCTCGCCGTTGACGAACTTCACCCGAACTGCGTTTGGCAGTACCAGGCGAGTTCCGCCGTGCCAGCGAACCTTGATCCAGCCGTTGCCAACGTCAAGCTTTGACTGCTCAACTGCCTTGCGAACGACTGCCTGCGCGTCAACGCTGACCTTGATTGGCTCGGCGGTACCAGCCGCATTTACCGATTGTACTTTATCCAAATTCTCAACCATGATTCACCTCAAATAAACCGAGGGGCCAGGGCGCTTGCCCCGGCCCCTCGGTAATGACTAGTTCGCTGAAAGATTACGCCGTGACGACGCGGATCTTGCCGTTGAACTGTGGCGCCTTAGCACCAAGCCCGAACATCACATACATGATGTAGAGGCGGGTAAGGGCGCCGTTTACGCCAATCGGAATCTCGAGGGTCGTGATCGAGTCAGTACCAAGGTACGGCATCGACCAGGTGTCCTCGTCCACGACGTACATGTCGCGGTAGTTCACGCTCGAAAGCGTGTAGGAACCGATTGAATCGCCAGGAACCGCGAGCAGCGGAAGGACACCGTTAGCGGTGGCAACCGATGCGAACGTTGCGCCTGCAACCTGACCCTGCTGCGACGGCGCGTTGAAGCGGACGAGGCTCGTGAGCTCGTTCACAAAGTTCGCGTAGTCGGTTGGGGAAAGGAGGATCGCCGAAGGATTGCCGCCGTTATCAAGGATACCAGCAACAACTTCGTTGATGTTCGACAGGTAAGACTCCGAGGTCGCCTTCGTGACGATCTCAGCCGAGGTGCCTGAACCCAAAAGCTTTCGAAGGCCCGTGAAGCCATTGGCATCATAAGCTCCGAGCTCCGTGGCCGTGCCAGCCGAAGCCGACGTGTCCGCGTTGCCCTGGAACAGGGTCTTCTGGAGCTTTCCGGCGATGGCAGTGACGCCACCAGCAAGCTCGGTGCTCAGACCGTTGAACGGCGAACCGCCCTGGCCAAGAGCAAACTGATTCTTCAGCGTGATACCACGGCGGGTAGCGAGCACGGCGACGTTAGTCGTCTGGCGCGCGTAGGTCGCGGCATCATCCGTTACGGTGCCAGTTTCCGTCTGGAAAACTGCGTCGCCGTAGGCGGTCTGCTGGTTGAACGCGTGCACGAGGCCGTTTGCTGGCTCCTTGCGGATGCGCTCGAAGAATGGGAAGCGCTTAACAAACAGGCTGTAGAGCATTGGCTCAAGGTCCTGTCGGATAAGTGCCGTGCCGCCGCTTGAATCAAGCAGCTTGGCAATGTTTGGGTTTGCAACAGCAAGGCGGTTAAGGACGTCATTCGACGCCTGCTTGCCAGTCTCGCGGGAAGCCTGAATGTCAAGCATCTCCGAGATCTCAGCCGTGTTCATCTTTGCAAACTTCTTGCGAAGCTCGCGCTGCGTCACGAGTGCATCTGCTGCATCAAACTGCTCCGTGGCGATCTCTCGACCGACAGGGGCAGCGTTAAGCGACTCAAGACCCTTCTCGAGTTCGCTAAGCTTCTCTCTAATCTCGCTCATTCTTGTGTCTCCAGTGTGCGTCGTACGTACGGTGAAAGCCACGGAGCTGCCTCTGGGGTCTTTACCGTGAACGGCGTCACGCTCTTGCGGCCAACACCATGGTCAAGAATTTGACCGATGAGGCCTATTGCTTTCTCCATATCTTGTTCAACTCGAATCTTGGCATCCTGCAGCTCGGTCAGACGCTCTTTGAGCTCCCCGACCTCCTGCTGGGCCGCGATGGCCGAGTCAAGCGCCGACTTTGCAATGGACTCGATTTCCGCAATGGAAACCTCGCTCTTTGCCTCTTCGACGACTTCCGCCTGCGCCTCAACGGCGACAGGGGCGACTTCTACCTCAGCCTCAACGGCTGGTGCATCAGTTTCAACAATTGGGGCCTCTGGGGCCACTGCTGGCTCCTCGGCTGCAACCTCGACCGCGGCCTCGTCACCAGGGACGATGTCTCGGGCAAGGTCGATAAGGCCCTGGGCGATGTACTTGCGCTCGGCTTCGCCGGAGCGAACAAGGACTGCTCCAAGGTTCTGGAGCGCAGTGACGGCATCAGCGGTTGTCGATGGGGCAGCTTCCTCTTCGGATTCTGTCTCCTCGGCAACTTCAGCGCCTACCTCTGGCTTGACATCTGGCTCAATGGACGCCTTGACGGCATCCATATCGTCTTCGTCTTCTGGCCCAACCTCTGCCTGCGCAGGGGTGGCCGGAGCCGCAACCGCGGCTGGGGTGGACTCTGTCCCGTCCGTAGAAACGGTTACGGTGACGCGAGTCTTCTTTTCTATAAGCTCTTCGTCGGTCATGTTCTTCTCCAACTCAGCAGAGGTTGAATCCTCTGTCTCATTCTTCTCTGCGGCCTGATGGCCTTCAATTTCTACCAACCTTGCGACTTCGTATCCACCGGAGAGATCATCCTCCTCTGATCGCTCAGCGCCGCCGCGGAGGCTCTTTAGCGCGTTCTGCAGATACGAGCGTTGATTTGCCGGAATGCCGACTACCGAAGACTCAAGCAGGCTGACCTCGTCAATGACGTAGGTATCCTCGCCCATAGCGTCCTTCTCCTTCTGGACCTTGGCAACTCTGGCGCCGATCGATAGCCCAAGCTTAACGCCGCGCTTAATGGCACGGTACGTCTTCATGGCAAGTGGGTTCTCGTCCTCGCTAACGACACGGATGTCGATGTCAAGGTCATAAACTTCCTGGCCGGTCTCCTGGTCCCAACGCTTAACAATGCGGGCATCCTGGACGGAGCCGAAGAGATCTTGCGGGACCTCGTAGTTATGGTTAAGGAAGACGGTAAGGTTTTGCTTGGCGGTCTCTTCCATGGACTTTAGGGCGTTCATGGTCATTGAGTCGCCATGACGGTCCTTAATAGTGGACGAAGTCGTTCCGGTGACATAGTGGTCACCAGAGGGGCTCTCAAATGCCTTCAGTGCGTTGGTGTAAAGCTTAAAGTCCAAAATGACCTCCGCTGTATATTAGAAGATATAATCCTTGTATAGTCAAGACTTCTCAATATTGCGAACCCATTTCTGGGCTTTTCACATTGTATTTCCTATCGAATCTTACCGCAAGTGTATTAAGTTTTGTATACCTAAACACAATAATACCCAAATACTTGTATATTGTCCATGGATTTGGTATATACTTTTCCCATGGCCAAATGCAAACTTTGCAATGAGATCAATGCCGCAGTCGCCGAAGTCGAAGGCGTTTCCGTTGCTATCAAAAAACTGACCAAAGAGATTGCCCCAATCGTGGAACGCTACGAGTCCCTTAAGCATGCCCACCCGCGATGCTCTCTTTGCACAATCTACGCTGGCTCCTCGCACCTTGAAGTCAAGCTCCGCCCGGAGCCAGTAGTCCCAAGGGCGAAGGGCCAGAAGAGATACGACGTTTGCGCAGATTGTTACGGGATATTGCAAGCCACCAGGATGTCAGTACCGCAAAGAAGGAAGTACCAACTGCACATAGAAGAGGTTATCGAGTCGGAGACAGACGACCTACCTGGGGACGGCGAAGACGACGATGGGGCTTGATTTCGAGAACAGCGTAGAGATGGAATTTACCAACGGTCGCTTTGTGGTACCATACTGGTGGGCAAAGCTTCCATCGTTTGCTCCAGTTGGCTATATCGACGGAATTAGAGTTGTTCCGTATACACTGGACGAAGCAAGAAAAATCGTTAATAATGACTTAGATGTAATGTCTGTACGACAAGCAATGAAGCCAAAAAGGAAAGAAAAGAAGATATGGTAAACATGCCATGGGACAAGAAGCGACCGTTGGCCACCTCGGCCAAGTCTACCCCGTCGTCTATGGCCCCATCATTTGATTCACAGCCATACGCGCGCGGCGCTGGTCAGCACAGCCAGTTGCAGAAGCGCTCAGTGCAGCAGTTGCGCCGTTGGTCAAGAACCAACCCATGGATTCGCGCTGCGATCAACCTTCGACGCGGACAGGTAAGCCGAGCAAGATGGGACATTGTTCCGCACGATGCCGGAGTTACCGAAAACTACGAAGTAACCCAGCGCATTAGGGAGTTCCTCCGGGCACCAAACGAGCGTGGTGATTCGTGGCGTTCGTTCATTGAGCCAATCGTTGAGGACCTTCTGGTGCTGGACCAGGGCGTTATCGAGAAAGAGCTGACGGTTGGCCGACGGGCAGGACTAAATGTAAATCCAATCAAGAATCTCTGGCCGAAAGATGCGGGCAGAATCGCCTTCGCCCCAAACTGGGATGGTAGCCAGCCAAAGTCTGTCCGTTACTTTGAGTACGACGACGCTGGTAAGGTCGTGGCGGAATACAAAAATGAAGAGATGGTTGTCATTATCGCCAACCCAGTTACATATTCGCCACTTGGCCTTTCGCCAATTGAAGTTCTTGCGGAAACCATTGAGGCGGACCTCAAGGCCGCGCAGTACAACGCCAACATGGTTGAGCAGGCAGTTCCGCCAGGAATCATCAACCTCGGTGAGGGTGTTCGCCCTGACCAGGTAGACGCCTTCCGATCCTACTGGGATGCTGAGATTGCTGGGCAGAGCCAGACCGCCATCATTGGCGGCGGCAAGGGCGTCAACTGGATTCCAATGGCGCAGTCAAACCGCGACATGCAGTTCCTTGAGTGGCAGATCTATCTTGCCCGAAAGATCTGTGCCGCGTTCGGCGTTCAGCCGCAAGACATTGGCATTTCGTTTGACGTGAACCGCTCAAGCGCCGAGGTTGGCGCGCAACTTACCGCAGACAACGGAATCCTCCCCCTGATGGATCTTGTTGCGGACTACTTGACCAGAGAAGTTGTTTGGGCGTTTGATAAGACGTTGCGATTTGCATACACGGATATGGGCCGCGCTTCGGCTGCGGTCATGGGCGACTACTACAAGCAGGCCCTCTCAGGCCTTCCATGGCTACGCCTAAACGACGCCCTGAAGGAACGCGGGCAAGAGGGCGTTGGCGAGCTTGGCGACCAGGTCTGGTTCCCAAGCCCACTTGGCTACATGCCGCTGGAATATTACGAGATGTACCTGAAGCAGAAGGTTGGAGACCCAGAAACCAATGAGCCGGGGCCAGAGGCGCCAGGCGAAGGTGGGAGCCCGATCAGGCCAGAAGAGCCACCACATCAGGGGCCACCAGTTGGTAGCAGCAATGCGCCTAAGCCAAACGGAGGGGAAAAGGCAAAGCCAGCGCCGCAAATGGGGCCAGGACAGAATCCAGAGAAAACCAAGAAGTCCTTAGCCAGGAAGATTGTTGTCGCTGACGCAGATGGCATCTTTGAGGAAAGCGGAGAGATCAACTTTGAGATGATTGATGCGCTTGAGGACCTTGCTGGCGAATACCCAGTGTATCTCGTCTCCTCGCGCCCAGAGTCTGCGGCGAAGGGCATCCTTGCTGACCTTGAGGAATTTGAAATTAAGATTGAGAAGTCGATGTTCAGCACATTCCCAGCTGGCAGTGGCGACCACTACAAGAAGTACGTCGCGTCAATTATTGCAAGAGAGGGCAATGAAGTGGTCTGCACGATTGGCGCAGTTGGCGACGGCCTTTCAGGGCTTAGCGAAAAGTCGATTGAGATCAGCAAGGCAGATGGAAAAATTAATCTTGAT